CCTGCTTAAGCAGCTCCACTCCTACATGGCAATCAAATTTGCTATGGTCTAAACATAGGGCTATGGGATCGGTGAAGTTTTCCCATTTTGCTCTCAGATCGTTTGCTCGCTCGCTAAGGTTTCTACCTTTCGCGAAGACTCGTGTGCCAGAAATGTCCTTTAGTTGATAAACAAACTCTTCAATGGGTTGCAAATAGCTTGCCAAACAGATGCCATACCGCTTATTTCTAAACTGGATGCACCTAGGCGCCTTGAAATCCCATTGATGATACTTGTCATCCTTCAAAAACATTCTGATCCTTGCATCTAAGTCTAGATTCAAAGGGTCAACAAGCAAACTAGCAGCACCACGCTCATATTCTTTGCGCTTAGCCCCCGAGTAATGTGAAATAACACTCCCAAATGAACTGCGGGTTAGCTCCGGAAAGCCTTCCCCCTGTTGGAAAACCAAACTCTCCATATTCATCTGAACTATGGATTTATTGGCAGTGTATCTCGCGCCGGTATCTAGTTGATGTCGCTCCCTCAAAGCTACTTTTTCATTGCAAACGCAACCCTTATGTGTCCATACAACCCCTTCATTCAACCGTGGGATGCTGTAATCAAAGACCTTGTGTGTCTCGCGTTTATCTACACACTCGCTCGTCTTCGCCCTGTGGCTACAGTGTGGCAACAACTTGGTTCCAAGTCGCTGGGGCATGCACACTGCAGGAAGACTGCGGTATTCTCACACTTTTTGTTTCGGCAACTTGTGGATGGTGCCAAAAACACCCCACCCACTCTTGCCTACTTCCCCAGTGGCCGTCATCTTCTGCTGCTTCACGCGTTCTTCATTCGCAACAGGGTTCTTCAAAGCCTGACGGGCCATTTGTTCCTCGTGTGGTACATCCATGCACTTGGTGATTGTTGTTAACACCAACTGATATTGCACTTGCAGGGTGAGCCCGCTCGTGTCATGCATGGTGAGGAATTGCTTAGCTTTCGCTCTCATTTGTCTAAGCAGGTCAGAGGTTCGTGGCACAAACGCAAACTCCAGGCACAGGAACCAATAAAGGTCATCCAACACCAAAACGGGCTTGTTTCGCGCCACACGCCTCTCACAGAAATTCAGTTTCGTTCCTTTTTCTTTCACTGACACCACGTCCCTCAACACAGGCTCGTCGGCCATGTCATCAATCGCAGTTTCTGCTCTTGACTCCACGATCGTCGTTAGCCTAGTTGGGTCTGACCTGTAACCAGCTCGGCGTTTCAAGTCTTTCGTCTTTGCCACATCGGTAGCAGTTTCGGACGATGCCGGTTGGGCTTGTGGCGTGGTTGCAGGCACGGGAGCCGCAGGAGGTGCACTTACCGCCGAAGGCACGTTCTTTCTCATAGAATGCACGGGCCTCGGCAATTTCTTCTTCTCCGAAGTGCGCCTCGAACGCGAGGCGGACGAAAGAGAAGCCTGCGATACAGAGCGAATCATAGATTCGCCTGATCGTCCTTCTCCTTGTGCACGCCTTGCCGTTCCTACGAGGCTTGTTGTTTCTTCTCTCTGCGCTCTTGTTTGCTCCTTCTTCAGCATCGAAATCTGACGTTTTCTGTGAGGGTAAGCAGACTCGTTGATCAGTCGCACCTCCTCCACATCCAAGGGCTTTGAAGCCTTGGGCATCGGGGCTTGTTGGTTTCCCGGGGCCGTTGTTGGGGCCGCTGACGAAATGTTTTCCAGTTTCTTTTTGATCGCTTCCAACTCCTTTCGCAATTCGCCACAGTCTGAGCATGGTCGCCTGTTCCCGCCTCGAGTACTTCTGCCACTCCAAGTTCGCCGGAAACCGCCGTGAGACGATTTGGGGCCGTGCGGTAACGTCGCTCCTTGCAAATTCCCTGATTTCCTTGAGACTTGCTGCCAGTGTTGCTGGGCCCGAGGCGGCTTCACAAACCGCTCCGTGCTCGGACTGTATGGTTGCTTTGGTTGATCCATTTGCTAACATTCCTTATGGCCTTTCACC